AGATTGTCTAATAGATAATTATTTTCCTGTGCAACAAGATACGGAAATCCTTGTTTCACTACGTCATGTAGGTCCACACCTGCAGGCCAACTATCACCAAATACATAAAGGGTTTTGTCTTTAATGCTCATGGTGCATCCTTCTATAGATTTGTTTTGCATAATCATTGCGCTTACTGCTGGACGATGCTGAAATATGTTGTAATGTCCATTTAAGAAACTGTCCGTTAGTGTTCAACTTCGAAGTCATGTCTGACACTGCCATAGAACATGCAGTGATCGGCTTCGCTGTGGGTGTACGATCCAGTTCAGTTGTAAAATAGAACTTGTTGTGTATTAACCAGTTTTCAGCCAAATTGTCTCTTAGAATCTGATAAAGATCACTTACTAAGAATAAGTCTACTATCTTATCTGCGTCAAAGCTAATATAGTCCATTAACTTTCCTACTTTGTACACTTTGTAAAAATTTATAGTTGCATGTATTAAACTTAGCATTGTCATCTCTATAAAGTCGTGTTGAGTGAATGACACACAACTTTGCGTAAAAGGACTACTGAATTCACTTTGTCCGTGGAAGTCCCATCTTAGGGAGTTACTGTACTCAAACTTCCATTTATTAATATACTCGTTACTTCTGGCTGCCGGACTTGCAGATAGCAGTTCGCTTACATATACAAATGGTATTACATGTTCGTTGGCCATGTCAGACAAGGTTTGTCTCCAGGAATCAACTGTCTGTCCGGGTAGTCCTTGTATTAACTGTACTGCTGATGGTAGGTGCGGGTATAACTCTCTAAGTTCTCTTATATGACTAGTGTGTACATCCCACCCGACGTCGGGTCTATCTATGTTCTCAAGTATTGTTGGATTATTATCTTGTACACTTATTACGAAATGTCTACACAGATTTGCTTTTGCCATAGTATGGAATATTTTTATGTTGTTATCTTTTCGTAATTTGCTTACTGTGTAATCTAATCTAAAACTTGCATTTTCGTTTAGATTCTTATCTGCCATATACTCTATTAGATCAACATCCTCTTGGTACTGACCCAGGTTTGCGTCTGCCATGAATAAACTTTTTACTCCAACTGCTTGGAATAAATCAATTTCATCTTTGTAACTGTCTTTCCTGCGTGTTGTTTTGTTTCCGTAACCGCTATTCCAATCACAAAAAGTACATGCGTAAGGACATCCCCTAGTCAGTTCGTACGAAATAATTGGTTGCAGTTTTTTCTCGTACATGTCGTCAACCATGGCTTTGAACATTTCTGCATTATGTAAGTATGGACTTATTTTAGATTGCGGAACATATTCGTATTCGGCTACAATTGCACCCCTATTAGAATCAGGCCACGCCATGTTTGTAAGTTCTTCTTTTACTAAAGGTTTGTTAAGCACCATCCTCTCAATGAACTCAGCAAATGCTTTCTCGCCTGGCCCATAAAATGCATAATCAACAAATTTATGTTCTAAGAAGTAATTTGGATTTATATTAACATCTACACTAGGGCCCCCTGTAACAAACAGTATGCTAGAATCTACTCGAGGTCGGATTCTGTCTAACTGTGCTAGTATTGCTATGTAGTTCCAGATATAATGAGTAGTGCAGAACATATCTGGTTTTTCTTGTTGGATCAGACTTACTAGCTCATCGTCAGATAACTTAACTTGTTGTGGGATCGCCCATTCCAACTTCTTGGCTATTTGTGGTTTTTTAATTTCTATATATGTCTTAAGGTAAAGACTAGTTGATTTCACAAAAACGCTGTCATTAGGATGTACAACGTCATGGAATAGTTTATCTTCAGAATGGTAGAATAATATTTTCATAATATACAGTCAAGAGTATTATACTACACTATCATGTGCATACATGTCAAATTTATTTAAGTACAGTATTATAGATTAGGTCGAGCTTTTGCGGCACGTTTGGCCATCGAATCAACTTTCTTCTCAGGCGCTGTTTTAGGAGCAGTATCTTGTTCTGTATCAAGATCCAAATCTTCATCATTTACTGGGTTAATATACACGTACTTTACTAGTTCGCCACCTTGCCCCAATGTAACCTTGTTGTCTTTACTTTTAACTGTTACGTCCTTGACATCTTTAATTAGGCTTTTAGCATTTTCGTTGTTCTTCGAAATGTTTAGTAGCGTTTGATAATTAAACTGTGGGAAACCAGCGGCCTGCACAAGATTAATTAAGCTATCAGCACGTATGCGTGGCTGTTTGTGGGTGTCAGCCGCTCTGTTTTGTAGATAAGATAAGATAGTTAATAATGCACCGTTTTCGTGATCCGTTGCATCATCTTCAAGCATGTCGTCGATGACGTTCTCAACAACAATATCATTGACTTTCATTTACTAGTCTCGCTTTTCGCGACCAACTTCATCTGCACCCACAGCTGGTTCTGTAGCATCAAACTCATCACCAACTTCAACATCAACTTCGCCGGCATCAACTGGAGGAGCCATGTCTGCTTCTGGACTGCCCATTGCCATGTCCATTGGTTGGTCTGTTTGCTCACCTGCCAATGCACGAGCTGCCATATCCATCTGTTCACGTGATGAACTGATTGCGGCTTGAAGAGTTTCTAGTATACCGCCAACACTGCCTTTGAAGTTTTCTGCTTCAGTCATGCCAATTTGATCACGTATTGTGTCAAGTAGTGCTGGCATCTGCTCGTTAGCCATTTCGCTAACATCTTCAAGCATGTCTTGTACGCTGTCAACCATATCTTTAGCGGCTAGTATAGCCTGGCTACGACCCATTTCACTTTCTTGAATTAGTTGTTGTTTGTTCTCAACCATCCATTTGTGAATTCCTTCACGTACCATCAACAAGTGCATGTATTTTGGATTTGTTTCTGCTTTGTGTATACCATGACTGTTTTTAATCTTGTCAAGGCTTTCTGTCAGAGCATTAGCAAGACCGTATGCCTTACTAAAGTCTAGTTTGCTGTAGTTAATCTTTTTGCCAAAACGGCTTTCCATAACTTTATTAATCTTAGTTGCTGACGGTTTAGTGTTCATTTCAGATAGTTTCATTGTTCATATTCCTAAAGTTATTGTATTTAGCCGAGTTAATTGTTTTCTGTAAATTGATTATGGCATGTTCCTGCTGTAGTTTGGCGTCAATGTATCTGTTGGTAAACATTTCTTTCTTATCAATGTCTCCCCGACCCTGCTCTATCTTAATGTGTCTTGCATAATATACCAAATCAGTGGTTAAATTACCCAATCTGCTGTCCCATTTTTTAATTTCACAAGATTGCTGATATTGATCTCGTGTGCAACCGATACAATACAGCATTGCGTTTAGTTTTGATAAGAAGTTGTGTATATACTGCCCGTCTCTGGTTACTTCCCAACAGTCTTTGTGTATACCTTTGACTTCGTACGGACCAATAAAAAACCTGTAATTACCAACCGGAATAACTACAGGTTTGTTTTTAAATTTATTAAGCTCTTTGTTTGTGAATCGTTTGATGTACGCAACTCCCATGTTGAGTACTATGTCAGTTAATAATGCCTTTTCTTGCTTTGTAGATAATCTTGCCTTCTTCATTTGTTTGTCTTAGTAATATGTCTTTATTAACAAGTGAGTTTGCTAATTCTTGTTCTCGTTCGTTCAGTTCAGCTTTTCTAATTACAGGCTTTTCCTGAAATTGACCTAGTACATCTGATTCTTCATTTGTAATAGGCAGGCTAACTTTATTTACTAGTTCTATTATCTTCATTATTATTTTATGGTTAGTTGAACAACGGTGGCAATTAAACCTGCGAGCAGTGCCGCACCCACAGCAGTCATTACACCAATCAGTGTTTTATTGGATTCATTGCTTGCTAATTGACCCAGGGATTTGAATTCGGACAATTTTGCCCGTACATATATAATATGCTCTTCGACACCATTGAGTCTTTCTTCAAGTTTGTCTAGTTTTTTGTGCAACGTTTTGTACCTTTCAGCGCATAAATCAACGTGCGCTTCAAGGTCTTTTCTTTCACTCTCTGCCATTTCTGTTTCCATTTTCAAATTTGATCGTGCTCTACAATACTACAGGGTTCTGTTACTTGCCGTGAGAGTGTGCCAATGAATGCCGTTAATATACTATTTATAGTGTTATACGTTGATCAATAAAGTGTATGTTTTTAATAGCACCATGTGGGTAAAATATAGGCAACATAAACCTTGCTGTTTCATCTAGTCCTTGTATGATTGGTACTTCTGCAAAGTCATCGTACAACCGCCCAACAGTGTCTTTTCCTTTAGTAAAAACGCTGTGTGCTTCCACGCCAAAACTAAAATACCAAACAGTGTGCAATCCCCTATACATTTCTCCAAAGATACTATCGCCTGACAGTTCATAACTACTGTCAATCGGACCGTTGATCTCAAGTGGTTGGGTTCTCAGACTGAGAACTTGGATCAGTGTTTCCCAGTTACGCTGTTGGTTACGCACGTGATCGTTGCCGGTACGACTACGTGTTACTCCGGTATTAGTTATGTCGACTAGTGTAAATCCCGTATAGTACTGCATACAGATATTTATAACAGTCTAGGATACAGTAAAACTTGTTCCTTCAGTTACTGTAGTTGTTCCAAGGTTTACCGCACCTTTCGATGTTCCGATGGCCTGTATTTGTTGTTGCAAAGGCACAGCATCCAAGCAACTGTGTGCTTCAACACATACATGCACGGTTCCGGTTGCACCAACTGAACTAACTGCTAGTAAACCCGGAATGGCTTGCAGTATTGCTTCATACGCTTCATCAGACCCATCGTCTTCGAACCGTAGATCAACGCCCGTGTCAATCTTAAAGAAACGTACACTTCCGCCAAAACGGTATAGTGTGTCTGTTGATCCTGCAAATTCGTAGCCCGAACTTCTTGATATTCCTGCCATAGTGTATATCTCCACCAATATTTAGCCACAAAAAAAGGTGCCGGAGCACCTTTCTTGTTACTCTTAATTACTATTATTACAAAGCGATGTAAAAGTCTTTTGCTGTTACAGTTGCTGAAGCTAAGTTAACACCGTCAACAGTACCTAATGCTCTGATTGCCGCTTGTAATGTACCAACTACAACTGCGGCACCACCTTCGGTCATGAAAGTCTGTTCTGTGTTTGAGTTACCCAATGTACCAGCGGCAAGAATTGTAGCTGTACCCATGATTGTTTCTAAAACTGCTTGTTGTGCGCCTTCTGGTCCAGCTGAACCATTAATTGCGTTAATATAGTCAATTGTAAAAAACTGTGCTTCTTTACCGATTACTTCATATCCTAGCGTAGTTGCTGTAGGATTTGCTCTTGTTAAACCTGCCATTTTAAATCTCCTAAATAGTATATGCAAGTATTTATTAATAAGCCAAAAAAAAGCAGACCGAAGTCTGCTTTTTGTTTACTGCTGTTAGTTAAGTTAATTAACTAGCTAGTCTAATACCAACTTTACGAACATCCATTGTGGTTGTGGTCATAGGACCGTTAGCACCAATGTTTGCTGCCAAGTCCGCACGTAATGCAGTCTGCATTGCGAGTGCGCTTTCCCATGAACTACGCTCTAGAACAACACTAACTTGTGAGTTAGCGACTGTAGCGCCAAGGTCAACCTGATATGCTACCACGGTTGCGTTGTTACTAATTGCGTTCAATAGTGTTTCAACAGCACCTGCTGTTCCGTTTGTACCGCGACGTAATTCGCCTGCGATGTTACCAGCCACAAACTGAATGTTGTATGCGTCAATTGGTGATGCAATACCAGTGTTGATGATTACTGAGTTTGCGTTTTGAACTAGCGAATCGCCAACGTTAACTACAACTTGACTATCACCGTGTACTTTTGTTAATCCTGCCATTTTAATTCTCCTAATATTAGTGCGAAATATCGCATGCTAATATTTATACAGATTTAAAAAAAATTAAGAGTTACTTGGCAAAATTTGCGGCGCTGAAGCCGGCGCGATCGACTACTTTAACTAGTCCTTGTGGGGTGGGGAAAACAAAACCTTCGCCTGCAGGTTTATTGTTTACAAATTGTCCAAATCCTTGGATTTGTGAATCTAACTGATCATGTAGATTTTGTTTGTACTGCAATATAGCACTGAATATGGTATTAATTCCGTCGTATCCTGGACTAGCAACGGTCTTACCTTGTGCATCTTTAGCAAATAATAACCCACTATAATCATCACCTACTAAATTTTGATATTGTTTGGCACTGGTGTTACTTTCCAACCATGTGTAAAGTGGTTGTTTTGTTTGCCCTGTTACAAATTGATTAAAGTAACGTTGTATCTGCTGTATTGTACTTGCAGGTATTTGTGCCAACAATGCATCTACTGCTGTACCATGCTGTTGTATTGTGGCAGTGGCACGTTTAGCTAACTGTACAGGCTGTTTTAACTCGAAGCGTAGTCCTGCACTTGGTGTTAACACTGCTACACCACCTGGAACATTTTCAAGGCCTTTACCGTCCCATTGAGTACTGGCACCACCTAGCTCTGAGAACTTTTGATGTACTACTATACCACCTATACTATTACCTACTATTTTTCCTAGATTACTGTTAACCGGTATACGATACTCAACGGTATTTGGTTTAAAATTGTATGATCCACCCTGCGGGTCTAACTTACCAGAATATAGCAAGTCTCCCCAATAAAACCCAGGACTCTTCGTAGCCGCATCCAACCCTGGCCAAATCTGTGCTAGTTTGTCGTATAAGTCACCACGCAACCCGCCCGATGCTTTGGTGCTGTCGTACTGCTTCCACTCATCTACATTCTTGGCTAGTACGCCTTTGTTCCACATATACTTGTCCATTACTGCAAGTTTACCGTCTGCAGGATCTCTACCAAATATAAGTGCAGGGAACCCGTCCCACTTGATAGTTAAATTGTTAGGATTTGCTACTAGTGCATCAAGTCCTGCTAACTGTTGTTTTGCCGCGGCACTGCCTGAGAATATAGCATCCTCTGGATGCGGAGTACGACCTTTTGTGTTTTCTGTTAGGCTTTTTACAAAACCAAACTTGCTACTTTCTGCCATGCTGTTGAACCAAGCACCTGTGCCCGGCAGTGGTGCTGACTCTGGCAACTGTATGTCTGACTTTTCAAGTGTTTCTCTTGCTCTGCTGATCAGTTGTTCGTAATTGCTTGACCCTTTGATAGCGGCGACAATATCATCTGCTGAGCTGAGCTTTGCTACAGGAATGCCAGTTACCTTGCTTAGTGTAGCCGGACTCTTGCCGTTCTCGTAAGGTTGGTTGGTATCTCTAAAAACCAATCCGTTTTTATAACTCCACTTTAGATTAGGCTGTAGTTCAGCAACAATACTGCTTAGTATA